TCGTTGAAGCCTGTCGGCGCGAGGACGGTTTCCCGACGTTGTCCAAGCTTCGGAACTTCCACAAGAAGAAGCACCCGGACGCAGAGATCGAGGGAATCGGCGAGGACGAACCGGAGGGCTAGATGCCCGACCCCTTCTTGGGCGTCACGCTCCGCGACAACTTCAACCGCGCGAACGAGACGGCCCCGATGACGGGCTGGACGGATGAGATGCTGTCGCAGGGAGGGAGTGGCAACGGCCTCGATCTCGTCTCGAACGGCGCTGTGTCGGGTTCCGGGGTCAACGGGATCGGAAGCGCGTCGTACTGGAACGGAGCGACCTTCGGCCCCCACTGTGGCATGTACGTCACCGTCTCCGGTCTGCCCAACGCGTCCGTGTATCGGGCGAACCTCGTCATCTGCGGCACCAACCACGTGCCGGGGTCGGGCCTAGTGGATTGCTACGAGGGTCGGATGATCCGCCGCGACGGAGTCGATAACGACGAGTGGCAGATCATCTGCTACGTGGGCGAGGGCATCATCGCCCAAAGCGTGATAACCAAGGCTGAGTGGATCAACGGCGACAAGCTGGGCATGCGCCGCGTCCACAATCAGGTCGAGATGTGGGCGTACACCGGAGGCGCTTGGGTGCTGCGGAACGCTCTCTCGGACGAGACCTGGAGAAGCGGCTACTGCGGGATGCTCACGACCCACCTCTCGACCGTCTTTGACGATTTCTCCGCTGGCAATCTTGATCCGTCCCTAGTTCCTGCGCAGCCGAAGCGCCACATTGTCCGCAGCAGCCAGAGATGGTAGGCCAAGTGACGAGGTACGTCGCGCTGGCGATGATGGTTTGTTTGGCATCTCTCGTGTTGATCGCGCCAGCCTCGGCGTCGCATTGGTGGAATGGCTACCACTGGCCGAGAACGTCCAATCCGTTTGTCGTCTCGGCAATCGACAACACCGCGGGGCGGTTCACGACGGAGATCACCGCCGCCGCGTCCGATTGGAGCGCGTCGAGTGTTCTGCACATGGAGGTCGTCCCCGCCTGCCAGGACTGGATGAACTGCGTCCACGTCTACTCGGGTGAGTACGGGTTGACGGGATGGCTTGGCGCCACCTCACCGCTTCGTGACTGGGACGGCCACTTCGTCTCCCTCGATGTGCGCCTCAACGAGACCTACCTCAACGGTTCCTACTACGGATCGCGCCAACACACCACCTGTCACGAGCTCGGCCACTCGCTCGGGCTCGACCACCAGTACGAGAATCGAAAGAAGTTCGGCACCTGCATGAGGTCGAGCGTCTACGGGGGAGCCTGGGATCACCCGAACGCGCACGACTACGAGCAGCTCGAGACGATCTACGCGCACGGGGACTGAGGCGTGGGCGCGCTCGTTCGTTCGGGCGGGGAGATCCGCGACCACCCGACCTCGGACATAGGCAGCCCCGACGGCTACTCGGCGGGGACGGTCGCGACCGTCACCGACACGACGCGGCAGCGCAGCGGCGACTCGTGCATCAAGTGCCCCGGCACCGCCACCAGCACGTCCTACCGGGTCTATCCCTTCACGGCCCCGGCCTCGGGCGTGGGCGCGTTCGACCGCGCCTACGTGCAGGTTACGGCGCTCCCGACCGGCGCAGCCAAGAAGATCGTGCGGCTGCGCGCGGGCGCGACTGAGCTTGTCACAGTCCGGCTGACGAGCGCGGGCAAGCTCGCGCTCTACAACTCGGCCGGGGCGCAGATCGGCTCGGACTCGGAGGAGACGGTCGCGGTTGACCGCTACTACCGCGTCGAGGTGATGCTGCGCGTCAACACCGCCGGGAACGACGACGTGGAGTTCCGGCTCGCGCCCGACACGGTCGGCCCGCCCGCCTACGCGGCGGTGACGGTGGCGTCGTCGCTCGGGGCGGCGCTCGCTACCGCGATGCCGAGCGAGTGGCACGTCGGCTGGATCGACGCGCCCGGCGTCACCTCCGATTTCTACCAGGACGACGTGGGCGTCAACGACGAGACGGGCACGGACGAGAACTCGTGGCTCGGCGAGGGCAGCGTCGTGGTCGTCGTGGTCGTGGACAACCCCGTGTTCGGAGACGGGCCGACGCCGCCCGAGTGGGCGACCTGCACCAACGCGATCTCTCAGAGCGAGATATGCGCGGCGGTGCGGAACCGCCCGCCGCTGGGCGAGGCGCACGCGACCGCTCACTCGGTCAGCCACCAGGTCTACACCGAGAGCGACGACGTGGCCACGTACGGCCAGTGGGGGTGCAAGCCCTACGCGGCGGCGGGCGTCGCGGGCGACCTCATCTACCCGTGGCAGACCGGCAACGAGTTCGGCTCGTCGTTCGGGAACGCGGCCTCGGCCGAGAAGCGCGCGTACCGCTTCTACCTCAACGGGACGCTGGAGTTCATCGATCTCTACCTGAAGAAGGTGGGCGCGCCGACCGACGACGTGGTGGTCGAGATACGCGCCGACGACGGCGCGGGCAAGCCCTCGTCCACGGTGCTCGGCACGGCTACGCTGTCCGGCTCCTCGCTGACGACGAGCATGGCCGTCTACCGTTTCGACCCCGGCAGCCTCGTGCTCGACCCGGCCACACCCTACTGGTTCGTCACGGGTCGCTCCGGCGCGGTGGACGCGAGCAACTACTACCAGTCCGGCCCGGCGCAGACGCCGGTAGGGCTCAACTCCGACAGCAAACAGTCGCAGTGGAACGGCTCGGTCTGGAGCGCGCCCACGGCGGGGCCACCGCCCGCCAGCCAGTTCTTCGTCAGTACCCGCGCCAACAAGGTGCGTTGCCTCTACCCGGTCGTCTGCCACGCGGAGGCAGTCGCGCCCGGCACCAAGACCGGGACGGTCGAGATGGTCACGAACCCGGTCGGGGCGGTCGGCTCGTTCGATTACGGCGACAACGCTGGAGCCGCGAACGCGTATCCGGGGACATGGCGTTGGGGGCGCGGAGCCGTCGTCTACAACCCGACCCTCGACGTGGCCCACACCTCGAACGTGAAGGTCAAGAAGACCGAGGGCACGACACGCGGGGCGCTGGTGTGCTTCGTCGGCGTCGTGGTCGAGTACGGCCCGCCCGACTACATCCAGATCGTGCAGGAGAACGACAGCGTCCAGTCGGGCGGCGTGATGACGAGCTCGACCGAGACGCTGTACGCGGAGGTTCCCGGCGACCTGTTCGCCACCGCTGAGGCCATGCTGACGTGGAAGAAGGACGAGCACGTGGCGGCAGGCTGGACGCTCGACGCGAGCGACGCGGACTCGTTCGACGTTCACAAGACCTACGCAGACGGGGAGTCGCCGGGGCGGGTGGACCGTCACTTCACGATCCAGGGGCAGTAGAGCGTGGCGGTCGCCCACGACGCGGCCTCGGAGTCGCACACGGGCGCGACGGGCTCGATCAACCAGGCGTCGTTCTCCTGGACGCACACGCCGGTCGGCACGCCGCGGGGCGTGCTGATCTTCGCTGTCAACCTAGTCTCGACTGCCAACATAGTCACTTCCGTGACTTACGGCGGTGTGACCGTACCCTCCGTCACAGGAGGGTTCGTGAACGACTCGGCCGGGGAACCGGGCAGTTGCAGCGTGTTCTTCCTGGGTTCGGGGATTCCGACAGGCGCGCGGACGGTCGTCGTCAACCGGGGCAACACCGCCGACGAGGTGTGGGCGGTGTGCATAACAGTGACCGCCAACAACGACACGGACTACGCGGCCGCGATCACGCAGGGCGGGGACGGCACCTTGGCCGAGGTAAACATTTCCGACTTCCTGCCCGGAGGGTCTCCGGCGTCGATGCGGTACTGCGGGGGCTACTCGGGGCTAACGTCACCGCCCGCCCCCCTCCCCGGCGCGACCCAGGGAAGCTCCACGGGGCTGCAAAACTTCGACACGGGCGCTCAGGTGGCGGCAGTCTGCCGGGAGACCACGGGCGGTACCGGCTCGCGCCCCGTCGGCTTCACCTCGGGCACGACCGATGACCGAGCGTTCGTCTATCTGGCTGTTCGGGAAGCCCGGCTGCCGATTCCCGATCTCGTCATGCGTCCCTACGTGCCCGCATGAAGATCGTTCATCCCGTTTCGTCGCACGATCCTCCTGGGCTAGTCCAGTCCTCGCAGATCGTCGGTGCCACGCTTGAACCGCCGAGGTTCGAGCAGCAGCACTACCGCTTTCGCAACGACAACGGCAGTGAGACAGGCGCGACGTGGATGGCGGGGCTCGACACGCCGCCGCCGAACATAGCGCTCGACACGCGCTTCCGTTTGCGCATAGCAGTCGCGGAGGCGGCGGGAGCGGCGGACCCGCCCTCGCGCATGTTCGGCATCCAGTTTCGGCGGAACGCGGGAGCCTGGACCGAGCCGGACGCTGTTCTGGCCGTCCAGGTCGTGGACTCGCCGAATGTCGTCAACCAGGAGGCGACCACGCAGCAGATCAGCGCCGGGACGTTCATTGCGGGCGTGGTTCTGGACGCCGCGACCGAGTTCGACACCAATCTCGGACCGAGCACCGTAACCGAGTACGAGTTCTCGCTTCGCTTCAACTCCTCCTTCGGCGCGTTGGCGGGCGATGTTTTCGATTTCCGTCTCATCGCGGACGGGCTGCCCCTGGACAGCTACGCCGTCACACCCAGCGTCACGGCTGGGGCTGGTGTCACGGCGGTTGGGGCTTCTCTTGCGATGCCGTACACGGTCATTGCTGTCGTCGGCAAGAGCCTGGCATCGCCGTATACCGTGAACGCACCGGTCGGCAAGAGCCTGGCTCAGCCCTTCACACTGTACGTGCTCACCGGTAAGAGCAATACGTTCCCATTCGCCGTTTACCAGGCGACTGGTGCGACGAGCGTCTTACCGTATACCATCTATGCGGTCGTCGGCCGCTTGCTCGCCCAGCCCTTCACGGTGCACGTCGAGGCCGGGCGGTCGCTGTCCCAACCGTACACGGTCGCCGCGTTGGTCGGTAGCTCGCTCGCTCAGCCGTTCACGGTGGTCACCTTCGTTGGTCGCAGCCTTGCCTTGCCGTACACCGTGGTGGCGTTCGTCGGCAAGAGCCTGGCCCAGCCGTGGACAACCAGCGCCGAACTCGGCCGCTCTGTAGCGCAACCGTTCACCGTGTTTGTGGTTGCGGGTGGAAGTCTCGCGCAGCCGTACACCGTGGTTGCAGTCGCCGGTCGATCTCTCGCGCAGCCCTACACCGTCAGCGCCGAGGTCGGCAAGTCGCTGGCCCAGCCGTGGACGGTATTCGCGGCTATCGGTCGCTCTCTTACGCAGCCGTATGTCGTGTACGCAGAGGTTGGTCGATCCCTCGTGCAGGCGTGGACGACCTCCGTAGAGATTGGTCGAGCACTAGCTCAGCCCTACGTTGTCCACGCGCTGGCGGGCCGGTCTTTGGCGCAGCCCTACACCGTCGCCGTTCTCGTCGGGGCCAGTCTCGCTCAGCCATTCACGACCATCTCCTTCGTAGGTCGCTCACTCGCGCTGCCCTTCACCGTTCACGCGGCCGTCGGGCGCTCACTCGCGCAACCCTGGACGGCCTTTGTCGAGGCCGGTCGCACGCTGGCCCAGCCGTACACCGTGGCGGTGCTCGCAGGCAGAAGTCTTGCGCAGCCGTACACGGTGATTGCTCTCGCGGGTGCGTCGCTGGCGCTGCCTTTCACGGTGATCGCGGTCGTCGGGCGCACGCTGGCCCAGCCGTATACGGTCAACGTGCTCGCCGGTCGCTCGCTCGCGCAACCGTGGACGCTACACGTCGAGATCGGCCGCGTGCTCGCCCAGCCCTGGACGGTGTTCGCCCTCGCAGGTGCGTCGCTCGTGCAGCCGTACGGTCTCGCGGGGACAGTCGGAAGGAGTACGAGTTTGCCGTATGCAGTCAACGCGTTCGTCGGCAAGTCCAACACGCTGTCCTACACACTCGTTGTATTCGCCGGGCAGTCGCTGGCCCAGCCGTGGACGATCCACGCCTTCGCAGGCAGCGGTCTCGCGCTCCCGTATCAGGTGGCGATGTTCGTTGGACGCAGCGCGAGCTTGCCCTACGCCGTGCTGGTCGAAGCCGGGCGTTCGCTCACTCAACCGTTCACGCTGCGTGCCGAAGCCGGTCGCTCGCTCACGCAGCCGTACACGGTCGCCGTCATCCTTGGCAAGAGCCTGGTCACGCCGTATGGGCTCGCCGGGGTCGTAGGTCGTAGCAGCGCGCTGTCGTACGCCGTGCACATGTTCGCGGGGGCGTCCCTCGGCCAGCCGTACACGGTGGCGGCGCTGGTCGCTCGCTCACTCGCGCAGCCGTACACGCTGATCGCCTTCGCCGGTCGGTCACTTGTCATGCTGTATGTAGTCGCGGCTCCGGTCGGCAAGTCGCTCAGCCAGAGCTACGTTGTTGCCAGCATCCGGGGAGTCAGTCTCGTTCAGCCTTACGCGTTGCTGACCGTCGTTGGCAAGAGCAACGCTACGCCCTACTCGATCTACATACTCGCCGGTCGCTTGCTTGCGTTCAACTTCGTCGTCGCCGCGTTCGTCGGCAGGAGCGTATTCCTCCCATCCGACGTGAGCGTGGTTGTCGGCCGCACGCTCGGCCAGCCGTACACGGTGACGGTTGCAAACGGCGCGTCTCGGACGCTGCCATACGCTGTGCATGCGTTCGCCGGTCGCTCGCTGAACCAGCCGTGGTCGGTGCACGCGTTCATCGGCCGCTCCCTCAGCATGCCGTTCTTGCTCAGCACGTTCAGTGGTGCGAGTCTGGCACAGCCCTATCTACTCGCCCAGCTTGCGGGCCGCTCGCTCGCGCAGTCGTGGACACAACACGTCGAGACCGGTCGCTCTCTTGCCCAGCCCTACCTTGTGTTCGCGCTCGCCGGACGCTCGCTCGCCATGTCGTACGCCGTTGTTGGGGTGCTCGCGCCGGTAGGCCACTCGCTCGCCATGTCGTACGTAGTTGCTTCTCTGCGAGGCAAGTCGGTCATCTTCTCCTATCTCGTTCACTACGATCTGTCCGGCGGGCTCACTCTGGAAGTCGTGCCGAACGACAGCTACCTCCAGGTGCCGGAGGACACCGAGGCCGTCCCCGTTTAGCGCCATACTGGGCACGTGCGCTATGGCATCCACCGAGGTGACACGAAGCCGCTCCGAGTCATCCTGAGACGTGTGAGCGGCAAGCCGATCCCTCTTGGTGACCCCGGCCCGAACCAATCCACGGTGCGCTTCAACATGCTCGGCAGCATCTCGGGCCTACCGAGCATCACCGACCGGCCGGTAGTGGTGTTGGAGGGGACGGTCATCCCCCCGACCGACCTTGAAAACTACGATCCTGCGAGCCCGACCAGGAAGTACGGCAAAGGCGTCGTCGAGTACCGCTGGACGGCCGGTGAGACCGCCACGGCGGGTGTCTACCGGGCCACCTTTGAGATTCAGACCGTCGCTGGGGACGTAGAGACCGTCCCCAATGACGACCATCTGACCATCGAGATCGACTAGCTTGCCTTAGCCATCAGTGCATGCTACCCTTGGGTCGTGTGTTCCCCGACCAAGGGAGGTAGAGCATGAGGTCTATCCGTAGGGACGAGATCAGACCGGGCGACGTATTCGCATCCACGTACCTAGAGGCGCACGGCAGTGAGAGCTACACCGGTCGCCCGATGGTGGCGGTCTGATGGCAAAGATCAGCGCACACGGCGAACGCGAGCACGTCCGCTTCGAGGGGGCGGGCGGCGCGGCGGTCGTGCTCACCGTCAAGCCCGACCTGCGACCCGGCCGTCTGCTGCACAAGCTCGGCAGCGCATGGGGCTACCAGGTCGTCAAGACGCATCGCGGCGGCAAGCTCCTGCTCGAAGCCGCCGACGATGCGGAAAAGTTCGCCGCCGAGCGCGGCTACACCAAGACGGCAGTCAGGCAGTGAGACGCTTCGCCATTTGGCTCGACGCGGAGATCGTCGGCACCGTGTTCGCGCGCAGCGACTACTCCGCGCTGAAGAAGCTCGCGGCCGACATGGGGCTTGACCCGAACACGATCAGCGGTACCTACCGACTGCCGCTTCCCGACAACCGGAACATCTACGCAGTGGAGGTGCACTGATGACCCGTACCAAGACACCAAAGCTCGTGCGCTACGTGTCCCCATTCGGGAGTCCGGCGTCGATGACGCCCGAGGAGGCGGAGGAGCACCTCGCGCAGGACACGGAGCTGTACGACCTGATGGAGGAGGCGGGCATGCTCGACGAACGAATCCGCCGCATCGGACGACCGCGCATCGGGGACAACAACTTTCATCTCACCGACCTCCCGGAGTGGGTCGAGATTGACGCCAACGACCGCTTCGAGACCGTGCGCATGCTCGTGCGGCAGGCCGAGCAACAGGCCAGGCGCAGCGCGGGCGACTACGTCGTGATCGAGCGCGACGGCAAGATGGCGCTCGTGAAGCGCGCGTACGTGCTCGACGATGACGGCATCGTGTGGGAGACTATGCGCCGATAGTCCGCTGCGTGTACCGCGTTTGAAGGCCCGCTCCGGCGGGCCTTCGGCGTTCTAGGGCGTCTGAACAAGCCCAGTATGGGTGGCGTCCGTCCCAGGTTCCGTCTATATTCTCGCCCAGGATGAAGCCCAGCTTCTCTGGAGGTCACCCATGAGCGCAGCGGCGGCAACAGCAGCCGACGACCAGCGCATCACCGACCCGCAGGACGAGCGCCTTCATCTCCGAGAGTCAGCGTCAGTTGCCTCACCAATCCAGCCCGACGGAACCGTTCTCATCCACGTGATCCGTCCGGGCATCGGCAAGGGTCGCGGCCGTCGCTACTACAGCCCGGAGATGCTCCGCGAGAACGCACACAAGTGGAGCGGCTCTCGCATGTTCCTGAACCACGAGACCGACCGCGAAGCACGCGAGCGTGGGCACCTTCCCCGGAAGGTCGAGCACCTCGGCGGCCGGATTCTGGAGTCGTGGTGGGACGGGGACGTACCCGCCAGCGACCGCTTCGAGCAGGGCGCGGTCATCGCCAAGGTACGTCCGACCAAGCAGATCAGGGAGATGATCGAGGACGATCCCGAGTTGATCGAGACCTCGATCAACGCGCTGGCGACGGCCACCAGGCCGGGACGCGTGCGCGGACAGATCGTCGCCCTGGTCGAGGGCATCCGTGACGAGCCCAAGCCCGCGCTCGACTGGATCGCGGGCGAAGGTGGCGCGGGCGGCAAGGTGCTGCTCGAAGCCACCGACCAGGAGGAGGCGGTGCTCGAATCGCTGAACAACGACGAGTTTCAGGAGTACCTGGAGAAGAACCGGCCGGAACTCCTGGAGGCGCTGCGCGCGAGCGACAGCGGCAACGACGACCGTCCAGATGAGGAGGACGAGGTGACTGAGATCACCGCCGAGGTTCTCCAGGAGGCTCTTGCTTCCGACGACGGCAAGGCGGCGCTGGCGACAGCGCTGGCCGACCCGATGAAGGAAGCGCTCCAGGAGGCTCTCAAGGACGTGCAGCCGGGGATCGACGAGGATTCGCTGAACAACCTCATCGAGTCGCGGCTGGCCGAGCAGGCGGACACGTTGCGCATCGACGCACGCACGGACGCCGACCGGCAGATCGAGCTTCGGGACATGCGCGACAAGGCGCACTCGCTCGTCGAGTCCGCCAAGCTGCATCCCAGGCTCAAGGAGTCGATCAAGGCGAAGTTTGCCCTGATCGACGGCAAGACCCCGACGGACGCACTCAATCTCGGCCCGGAGACGGACGAGGAGGGCAACGTCACCAAACCCGCCATGGATGTGCTGATCGAGGCGGTCAGCCAGGAGATCGCGGACGCCCGCGAGCTTCAGGCCGACCTTCGCCCGACGCGCGTGCGCGGCCAGGGTGCCGGTTCCACCCGGCGCTCGACCAAGAAGGACACGAAGCTCCAGGAGGGGGCGGAGGAGAACGGGGACGGCAACGGCGACGGCGGAAGCGCCGACGACGACGTGCCGCACTCCACGGGTTCCTCGCTTGCCGACGAGCTTCTGCTGGAGGCGGGCTTCCAGCCCGACGCCCTCGACTCGGTCTACGCGCGGGCGTAGGCGAAGGAGGACGACAACATGGGTCACTACAACCGCCCCGGCACCCGGTACTACGTCACGGCAGCGACGAAGGCTGTCCTGCACGGGAAGCCTTGCACCGAGGACGGTGTGGTCGGCACGGCGCAGAAGCAGAAGCAGCCGCTCTCGTCGGCCGGGATCGGTGGGTCACCTGACCCGCAGGTCAACATCCCTGTCGGGGAAGCCTTCGCCATCGTCTGCAAGGGCATCGTCAAGGTGCCGTTCCTGACTGGCGCAGCGAAGGGCGATGCGCTCTACATCATCGCCGCGACGAACGTCCTGACAGAGACGGCGGCGGGCAACCTAAAGTTCGGCCGCGTCGTCGAGATTCAGGGCCAGCGTGGTACCGAGACGGGCTTCATGCGCGTCGATCTCGACATGAAGGACTCAATCCCCTAGGCCGGAAAGGAGCGCACCAAGATGCCAAATCGCAGAAGTGCATACGGGCATTGGGGCGGGCCGATCCGTCTGTTCGATGCCTGGGAGGATTGGGTCGAGAAGAACCAGGCGCTTCTGGAGGAGGCCGCCGAGTCGGGCGACCTCGAACTCCAGGAGGTCGCCACACGGTTCGACTTCCCGAACTTCCTCTACGGCCCCGTGAGCACCGCCCTTTGGGGCGGCTACACGCAGGTCGCACCGCAGTACCGCCGCTACGCGCGGATCGAGAACATGCCCGACTTCCGTGAGCGCCGCCTGCGCGGGCTCAACGCCGTGCGCGGCATGGCGTATGTCGGGGAGAACGGCGAATACGCCGAAGGCCGCCGGACGGAGCGCCCGTCCGCCGGTCTGATGGTGGACAAGTACGGGTTCGTCTACAAGATCACGATGGAGGCGATCATCAACGACGACATCGGGGAACTGCTTAACCGCATCCCCGGCGACATGGGCCGCGACGCGGCCATCTTCGTCGCCACGACGCTCGTCGCCCTGATCGAGACCAACCCGACCGCGCCAGACGGCAACCCCTTCTTCGGGGGTGCACGTGGCAATCAGACGACGAACGCGCTGTCCGAGGACAGCCTGGCGGACGCCGTCTCCTTCATGGACTCGCTGACGGATGACTCGGGCTTCCCGATCACCGTCCGTCCGGGTGCCGTGATCGTCAAGAACACGCGTCAGCAGTTGGTCGCTCGTCGCATCATCAACTCGCAGTTGACCGGCGCGCAGTTGCAGATCGCCATGGCTGCGGGTGCGGGCACCAACATCTTCGACAAGGGGACGCTGAACCCCCTCGAAGGCATCGTCCCGAACGACGCGGTCGTCAAGGAGCCGTACTTCACCGACTCCAACGACTGGTACGTGTTCGCCAACCCGGATGACGTGCCCGCGTTCGCCATCGGCTTCCTGAACGGCAACGAGACGCCGTTCGTTGGTCTCAAGGAGCCGTACGTGCGCAACGCCATGGGGCCGGGTGTCGATCCGTACACGTTCGAGTTCGACTCCATCGACTTCAAGGTGCGCCACATCTTCGGCACGGCCGCCGTCGATCCACGCGGCGCGTACCGAGGGCTGGTGGCGTAGCCACGGCCAGGAAGGAGTAGACGACCCACATGTCAAGTGCAGCAGTCGTCAACGAGATGGCCGAAGCCCGACGCGAGCTTGCGGGTCAGTACGGCATTCATCAGAACGCCGAGGAACTGATCCGTGCTCACCAGGCGAGCATCCCCCCGGATGTTCGGGCGGCGGCCTTGAAGCCCGTCGATCTCGACGCCACGAAGGAACTCGACCAGGACAGCATCGACCTGCCCTCCGGGCACTTTGTGGTCGATGCGGTCGTGCGCGAGGACATGATCTCCTACGTGGCCGACGACGGAACGGGCCGGTGGTACAAGGGTGTCCAGCCTGTCGGAGCGAAGAAGTCGGCGCGGGCGAAGGCAGCCGTGAAGGACTCGGCAGCCGAGGCTTCGCTGCGTCACACGGTGCAGTCCGAGGCCGAGCTTCGCCAGGCCGCGCTCGATGCTCAGGCCGAGATCGCCGTCAAGGCGGCCGAGGCCCGGCGCGAGGCGGAAGCAGAGTCGGCGGAGCAGATCGCCAAGCTGCGAGCCGAGCTTGCGCAGGCGCAGGAGAAGCTGGACGAGCAGGCGGCCAAGGAGGAGCAGAAGGAAACCTCCGAGCCGTCTCGCAAGACCGGCGGGTCTCGCAAGCGCTCGGGCGGTCGCAAGAAGTCCGGTTCGTCCGCTCGGTCTCGGGCGAGTCGGAAGCAGGCCGAGGGCTAGACAGCCATCTCTGAGATGCCGGGCCGGACTCACGCACTGTGACCGGCCCGGTGTCGTCTTGGGGTGCGTAGATGACGAAACCGAGCGCCGCGCAGATCAGGGAGTGGTCGGACTTGAACTTCGACCGGCTCGGCTACTCCGACGACGCGAAGCTCGAAAACGTCATCGACCGCGCCGTCGGTTACATCACCTCGGTCACCGGGATCGCGCTCGCGGACGCCGAAGCCGCAATCCTGTGGTACCAGCCGAACGCGACCAACGTCGCTGCATTGATGCAACAGGCGATCCAGATGCGCGTCGAGCAGATCATCATGCAGGGTCGCCGCGACTACGTCGAGTCGGCCGCACAGAACGAAGTCATCCAGTCGTTCAGCGCCGGGCTCTACTCCGAGTCTCGGCGCGATCCGAGACGACCGGAGAAGTCCCGTTCGATCAACACCTGGCCCGCGCTCGACGAGCTTCTGTGGATGCTCATGTCGCCGGACATGTACGGCTACTGGCTCGGCTACGTGTCGGGCGAAGCCACCGCCGACTGGTCGGTCGTCGGCGTGGACTGGAACCCGTACACGGCGCTCCAGTGGTTCGAGCCGTGGGATCGGGTGATCGTCGGCGCGGAGTCCATGTAATGGGCCTCGGCAGCGCACTCGTAGATCGCGCGCGCGTGATCCGGCAAGAGCCCGCAGCGGTCGGGCGGGTGGAGGGCTCGACACGGTTTGTGCCGGTCGAGGGCAACTGGTTCCGGGCGCGCCTGGAGCTTCCTGACGGCACCGAGCAGCCCGGCCCGGAGAACAGCCGACGGCGGGCCGTGATCGCACCGACGCTCATGTACGAGGACTTGGACGAGCGCGACCTCCCGGTCGGTCTGAGCGCACAGGATCGTGTCGAGGTCGAGTCGCTCGAACAAGGCGACACCTCGATCTGGGACGTGATCGCGGAGCCCCAGCCGATCCGCAAGAAGTCTGAGGTGATGGGGTTTCAAGTGACTTTGCGTCGCACTAAGACACGACAGGCGGAGAGGCTGGTATGAGCGTCCAGGAAGTCGAGATCCGCGTCTGCGTGCGGTGTGGCGTAGAGAAGCCCCTCGATTCTTTCTATCGGACGAACGCTTGGCGCATGCGCGTGTGTGCGGACTGCAAGAAGGCTGAGCGCAGCCAGCGTCACGAGCGGGCGATGCAGGAAAGGCCCGAGCACGAGCGGCAGGTTCGACGCGAGTGGAAGGCCAAGAATCCACAGAGAGTCGCGGAGTCACGGAAGCGCGAACTACAAAACCGCTCGCGCGAGGTAAGTCGAGATCGTGAACGCCGATGGCGTAGAGAGAATCCCGACAAAGCTCGGGCTCATTCACGCCGAACTCAGGCGACTCGACGAGCCAGGCTGTCCGATGCCTGCGTCGAAGCGGTCGATCCGCAGATCGTCTGGGAACGAGACGAGGGCATCTGCGGCATCTGCGGGAAGCCTGCCGACCGCGATGACTGGCACCTGGATCACATCGTGCCGCTCTCGAAGGGCGGCGAGCATTCTTACGCCAACACGCAGGTTAGTCACTCGTTGTGCAACCAGCAGAAGGGAGCGGCGTGTCTTACTACGGCGGTCGCTTAGCTCCCTTCTTTGATCGGTCGAATCTCAACAGGACATGTCGTCGGATGGCGGATCGCGGAGGAGAGCGGATGACTGCTCTCGTAAAGGCCAATACCCCCATTGGCCACCAGCCCTTCAGCGAGAACTACATCCCCGGCGCTCTGCGTGCGAGCATCGAGCAGAAGGTCACCGTGGTCTACGTTCAGCGCGGCCGGATCGTCTACGAGTCCGGCTGCGAGACGAACCTCGACTACGCCCCCTTTGTCGAGAACGGCACTGGTCTGTGGGGGCCGCGACGGCAGATGTACGAGATCAGGCCCAAGCGTCCCGACGGGTGGCTGCGTTGGCGCGACCAGGAGACCGGCGAGGTGATCTTCGCCAAGCGGGTGATGCACCCCGGCTCGCCCGGCGCGCACATGTTCGCCATCGGAGCGGTGATGGTCGAGCACGAGGCGCACGCCTTTCTGCAAGAGCTTGCGAGCGAGTGGGCTCGCAGGCAGGAGCGGGACTGGGAGCGCCAGCCCTATGTGTTCATCGGCCGGAGAATCGTGTGAGCGCCGTTGTAGGAGAGCAGCGCTACGTCATCCCTGGCGACGTTGTCGTACCGATCTCGCCGGTCGGCAAGTCGCTCGCCATGCCGTACGGCGTGTACGGCCGCATGCCCGAGCGCACCACCGAGGATGCTCTGCGGTCAGTCAAGAAGTACGTCGCGGAAGTTCTCGACGAACTCGGCGCGCCGTTCCTGACCGGGCTCGACGACAACGGCAATGAGGAAACGAGCACAGCCTGGGAGGTTCGCCTGTGGGATGAGGGCGGCACTTTCCACTATCCGTTCGCACGCGTGTCTGCCGTCGGGCCGGACACTGTCGTCGGCCCGGCCCTCTACGCTGACGTGACCCAGGCAATGACGGTACATCTGTACCCATACCGCGCCCCAGACAGCGAGCAGGCGATCTTGCTCGCACTCCGTCTCAGACACCTGATCGGGGACGCGCTCAAGTTCGGGGCAGCCAGGGGCCGCGAACTGCTGATCCCGCTGTTCGACTACGCCGGGAAGCCTGATCTGGCGCAGGGTTCCGAGGCACGTCTGCCCTACGACTGGCTGCGGGTCGAGGGGCTGACTACCGAACACATGGTTGATCCAGAGGACGACACCCACGCTATGGCAATCGCCAACTTTCGGGCGACGTGGCGTCGGGTGCCTCGCTTCGTTCCTGGGTATCTCATAGAATCCGTGCGCATGGCTGCGCACCCAAGCTGAGGAGGAAGGTCGTGGCTCGATCCAGAACCCAGCCGAGCACCACGCCGGACGCCGAGACCTCGACCGAGGCCCAGCTTTCCGAGCGTGAAGGCGAGGCTGAAGCTCAGGCCGAAGAAATGGCCGAAGCCGCCAAGGCGGCAGAGAAGCGCGAGCGGCAGCAGGACAAAGCCGCCGACCTGAAGTCAGTCCCGGAGGGCGCGCTACCTCCGACCGAGAAGATCGCGGGCAAGGAGACGATCTTCGCGCAGGGCTGGCTGATCGACCACGCGGAGGATGTGCTCGGCTATCCGGCGCATGTCGCTGCTGGTGCATTGCACTTCGTCGAGGACGAATACCTCGGTATCGACGAAGCCAAGCAGCACATCGAGCGCTGGCTCAAATCCGAGGACACCACGACCCCGACGCAGAACTAGGAGAGGAGGCGTAAATGTCTGGGTCTTTCAGCGCTGGGAGTCTCCCGAAGCGGCCGGGGGCGTACTTCAACTTTCGAGCCTTGCCTGCGGTCACGGTTCCGCCGTCGGTCGGCTCGGTTGTCGCGGTGCCGTTCACGCATGACTGGGGGCCGCTCGAACAGGCGGTGCGGCTCAACTCGTTCGCGGACTTCACCGCCATCTTCGGCAACAGCCTCGACCAGCCTGGGTACCGGGCCGTGCGCCAGGCGTTTCGTGGCGAGGGCGTGCGCGGCCGACGCGGGGCCGGGCAGGTTCTCGCGTACCGCATGGGGGCTGCTGCCGCTGCCAAGGCGACGGTGACCCTGAGCAACACGACCCCGGCCTCCGCGCTCAAGGTCGATGCGGTCTACGAAGGCACGCGCGGCAACGACCTGCGCGTGACGATCCAGACCGACCCGGTCGATGCGACCAAGCGGGATTTCATCGTGCTGGATGGTCTCACCGAGGTCGAGCGGATCGTGTACGACCCGGCGGTGGCGACTCCGCTGGCAGTGCTGCGTGATGCAGTGAACGCCGTGTCGGACTGGGTCAGGCTGACGGTTCTGATCGACACCGTCCCGCTGACGCCGGTTGTCTCGACGCCGCTTGCGGGCGGCGCGAACGGGGCGACGCTCGTTGCCCTGGACTGGACGGAGATGACGACCGCGTTGGAGCCCGAGCGGTTCGGCTACTTCGCTCCGTTCGATCTCACTGATGCGTCGATTCTTGCGTCGCTCAAGACATGGGCGGTGAACCTGAACAACAAAGGCAAGAGGTTCTTCGTCGTTGTCGGCGGTGCGCTGAACGAGTTGGTCGCCACCGCGAACGCGCGGTCGTTGACCTTCAACGATCCCGACTTCATCAACGTCGGAGTCGGGTCGGTGCGCGACGACGAGATGCTCGACGCGTCCGGCGTTGCCATCGTGCTCAGCACTTCGCAGTTCGTCCCACGGCTGGCGGGCATCCTTGCTGCGCTCGGAGAGGCACGCTCCCTCACGGGCGCGCGAGTACAGGGAGTGACTCTGCTGAACGGCGCGACCGAAGCGGGCATCGAGTTGGCCTTCGACAACGGCACGGTCGTGCTCAGTCGAGACTCCGACCCGGATGCTCCGGTGCACATCGAGAAGGGTGTGACGACCTTCACGCTCCAGACCGACAAGAACCGTCCGTACCGCATCTTCCGCAATCCGAAATTCGTGCGGACGATGCACGACCTCCAAATGGAGATCACCGAGTGGGTGCAGTCGAACGTGATCGGGCAGCTTCCGGTGAACTCCAAGTCGCGCTCCGCCGTCATCGCGGAAATGTCCTCGCGGATGCGACTACGAGAGGAGGGGGCCGCGATCCAGCCCGGCTGGACGGTGACCGTGTCAGCCGATCCACCCCCGAGCGACGACGACGAGTTCATCGCGCTGGACTACTTCCTCGCGTTCGGTCGAAGTGCGGAGCAGGTGCTATCGACGATTGTCGTGCGCTAACCACATGCCCGCACCCAAGCTCACCGGAGCCCAGGTTCTTACGATTCGTGAGGACTATGCTCGTGGCGGTATTTCTCAGGCTGAGCTTGGGTTGCGGTTTGGGGTAGGTCAGTCGTGTATTAGCTCCGTCTTGCGCGGTTCCGGTACGTCACGTCATCGGGAGCGACAGGAGCTTCGAGGGCTCGGACTAAAACGGTGCCCGAAGTGTGGGGAGGTCAAGTCACGCGACGACGGGTTCTATCCTCACCGCACACTCGGTGTCTCGGTCTATTGTCGAAGTTGCGACAAGAACACGGCGGTGCTGGCCGCCCAGGCGAATCCGGGTAGGCGAGACGCGCGATACGCGGCTTGGCGGGCAAAGAACCCGGAGCGCGTACGCACGAATGGACGCAAGGCTGCGTCTGCGCGTCGCGCTCGTATCCGTGACGCATTCGTCGAACACGTCGATCCGCAGGTTGTGTTCGAGCGCGACGAAGGTGTCTGCGGAATCTGTGGTGAGCTAGCGGAGCGTGATTGTTTCGACGTGGATCATGTGATTCCGCTGGCACTTGGGGGTGAGCACTCGTACGCGAACTCCCAGGTAGCGCACCCACCGTGCAATCGAGCAAAGGGTCGAGCAATCGCCCTGGCGGCACAGGCCGCATAAGGAAAGGAGTAGCGGATGCCTGCTGTTTCACCCGCAGCCGCAGCAGCTCAGGAGGGGCTGCTCGTGTTCAGCGGGATGTACGGCTCGGCCTGGCGCGACGGGAAGCTCCTGGCCGACGTGATCGAGTGCAGTGGCGCGGTCGAGATCAACCGCGTCGATGTACCGATGGTCGGCACGGAGCGGCTCGGGCACAAGCCGGGACGACAGACCCGTGAAGGCGTCATGCGCGTGCAGAAGCGTGACGCTTCGTGGGAGACGGAGGTCTACAACTTCCTCTCCCAGTCCCTCGACGAACGACGCGCGGCACGCGACGCCGGGAAGGCGCAGATGCGGCCGTTCTCGCTCGTCCTGGAGTACGACGACCCGTACGCGCTCGGGCGCGAGCGGTGGCAGTTGGACGGCGTGCTGATCTGGCGTCTGCCGATGGGCTTCAGCATCGGTGACGACCAGGTGGAACGGGAGTTCCCGATCACCTGGGAGACCGAGCGACCGCTGGAGACCTTCCGGCGTGAGGTCGGGCCGGGCGGCGTGTCGGTTCCGAGCTACTACGAAGGCCCGGTGCCGTAGGAGACCTCGGGTGCCAGCAGCCGACTATGAGCGAGCCTTGCTTCACCTTCGAGCGCACATCGCCTCGAAGGCGTCACACGGCCGCGACGAGCTTCTGCGCAAGGCGGCAGAGATCGAGAAGGACTGCGAGGTGCCCGAGGCAGAGGAAGGGTTCGACGAACGACCGCGTCGCCCGGCTGGCGACAAGTCCCCGCCCAACGGGAAGTCCACTGACGACCGAGAGCCGATTGAGTTGGGCTCTCTCTGGGGTCGTGATGACTGACCGTGGCGACCCACTCACTCTCGGAAGGAGAGAGCGATGGAAGCAAGCACGAAGAAGCCGGATCATCCTGACGTTCACGTAGCCCAGTCGGACGAGCGGCCGGAAGTATCCGACGCCGAGCGCGCCGTCCGGCAGGCCGGTGCGGAAGGCAAGGCAGGGCAGGCGGGCGCGAAGGTGCTGTCGCCCGAGGAGCAGTTGGACGCCCTCGACTGGCTGCTCAGCGACGAGACCGAGGAGGAGCAGCAGGCTCCCCGGCGGTTGCTGAAGTTGAACGTCGGCACGGACGAGCAGCCGAAGATCATCGACTGGGTCATCACGACCCTCGATGCCGAGACGTTCAATCAGATTCGCGCCCAGGCGCGATTGGAGAGCGGCAACCGGCAGGTGCGGCGGCAGCGCGGTCGCGGTCGAGACGAGATCGACTTCGACGTGACCGTCTACAACCAGCGTGTAGTCGCAGCGGCCACCGTCGAGCCCGATCTCGACGAGGCCGTCAAGGCGAAGTTCAGCCAGCCCGCAGCCGACCCGCTGTTCTACAAGGTCGAGTTGCTCAAGGCGCGCTTCCGCAACAAGCCGATCCTCCTCGACCAGGTTGCCGGTGAGGTCATGCTGTTCTCCGGCGCGGACGAGGACGACGTGGTTCGGGCCACGCCCGAGGTCACGATGGTGAGGGCGGCGGGAAACTTGCGCGGGTAGGTGGAGATGCCCGCCTCCTCTACCTCGCGTGGAAGTACGGCGGGCACGATCCGTACCGCCTGCACAACAAGCTCGACGCTGAGTACGTGCCTTTCGGGGGCGGTAAGCCAAAGCCGCCCCCGTATCCACTTCGTCTGCGAGCGGTGATCTTGGGTTTCGCTGTGCTCGCCGACGATGAAGCAAGCGCACAAGCCGCACGAAGGATGACGGTCTAAGTGGTTCACACGGAAGCGCAGGGGGAGGTGATCTAACCTTGGCCGCCTCAGTCGAGGGCATCTTTCAGGATCATTGATCGCGCGTCTGGCCCGCTCAGACGTATGGAGCGTCAAGCGCAGCAGACCGACCGTGCCATCGCGCGGTTGGCGATGACGACCGATCAGGTCGGCACGCCCCAGCAGGCTCGCAACATCTCGGCGGCTGAGCGTGCGTTGCGTAGTTACGGCGGTGAAGCCGATCGGGTTGGCAGTCGTACGCGACGGTTGACCCGCGACATGGATCAGCACGTCACTCGTTGGCAGCGGCTCCGCAACGCGATCATCACAACCGGGGCTGCGCTCGGCGGCTTGCGGAACATGATGCGCGTGCTCGCCATTCCGGCTATCGGACTCGCCATCGGAGTCTTGGCTCAGGCAATCGGGGCGCTCGCCGGAGGCATCATCGCCTTACTCCCCCGGCTGGTTGATCTATCTGGCGCTTTCGCTGCCCTCCCGGCGACTTTGGCGGGTGTCGGGCTTGCGCTCGGGACGGTGAAGTTAGCGTTCAACGACCTCGGCAAGGCGATGGGCGGGAACAAGAACGCGCTGAAGGCGCTGACGCCGGAGGCACGAAGCTTCCTGACCACGCTCAAGCAGTATCAGCCTGTCGTGCGTGACCTGCGCCGCTCGGCCCAGCAGGGCTTGTTCCCTGGGCTCGAATACTCAGTGCGCAGGCTTCAGCGGGCGGTGCCAACCGTACAACGGCTGGTCGGGACGATGGGCCGACACATCGGTGCAGCAGCCTCGTCCGCAGCCAACCGTTTCACGACGGTCGGGTTCCTCCAGGATTTTGAGGGCATCGGTCGCCAGGGCGTCCAGATGTTCGACCGTTTCGCCGGAGCGCTCGTCAACGTCGTGGATGGTCTGCGCCATCTCACCATGGCTGCGCGCCCGTTCACCGAGTGGATCGGCACGTTGATCGAGCGCTTCGGTGTGTGGTTCCGCGACTGGGCGCAGTTCGGACGCGATTCGGGCCGCTTCGCCACGTTCCTCGAACGCACGCGTCGCTCGATGACGCAGTTCGGCCATCTGCTGGAGAACATTTGGAACTGGTTTAGAGGGCTAGGCCGCGCGGCGCGTCCGCTCGGAGACATGCTCTGGCGGGACGCCGAGCGTGCGACGCGCTCATGGGCGAAGTACAGCAACAGCGTGGCCGGTCAGCTTCGGCTGACCCGGCAGTTCCTCCAGATGCACGACGCCGTCGAGGCCATCGTCACGCTGTTTGACAATCTCGTGCGCGCGCTGTTTCGGATGGGCACCTCCGAGCAGCTTCCGAGGATCGCTACCGCTTTGTCGAACATGGTGGACAACCTCGAAGCGATGTTCAACATGTTTGTGCGCGTATTTGGCCCGGTCACAGCCGACCTGCTCAACGAGTTCGTGCGCACGTTGACGTTCCTCACAAGCGTCACCGGGCCGATCAACGTGATGCTTTCGTTGCTCGCGCGGATTCTGCAACTCATCAACGATCTCATCACCGCTATTCCGGGATTGAGCCATGTGCTTTCGACTGCGCTCTCGGTCGCCACCATCGGACTGTTCATCAACAAGGTGCGCACACTCGCCGCGTCGTGGTGGGCGGTTGTCACCGGAGCGCGGGCAGCCGCCGGAGCCCAGGCGGGTGCAACCGGAGTTGCGGCGGGAGGTGTACTCATGGGCGGCGGCATGCGCGGTGGTGCGGCCGGACGCTTTGGTCGCGCCGGAGCCGGGCTCGCAGCGTTCGGCCGAGTCGCCATCCCGGTCGCCGCAGCTATGGGCATCTACGGTGGCGCGACCGCCGAGGGCGGCTGGGGGCAACGCTCTCGACAGTTCCTCAGCGGCCTGACGTTCGGCATCTACAACCCGCCGACGTTCGGCGAGATCAGAGAGCAGCGTCTCCAGCGTTGGCAGCAGCAGATTGCTGGCGGGCTCGAACGCTTCGGCGGCCAGCAGCCACGGACGCTCGGGCAGGTGCAAGGGAGTCTGCGCTACCTGCAAGGCATCGGCTTCCCCGGTGGCGGCCCGCGTACACCCGAAGGGCGCGCACTGATGGTGGGCATCCGCGAGGAGATCAGAGTGCGGCGCATCCTGCTCGGCACGCTCGTGCGCGAGAAGAACCAGCGCGACCGCGCGCTCGGCACGCAGCGCGTTCGGCAGATCGGCCAGGCGTTCGACATTTATGCGGCTAGGTTCGGCCCGCAAGAAGCGTTCGGTCGCACGCGCGGTGAGATCGCTCGGCAGATGAGTGAACTCGGTCCAGCCGGGCGGCGAGTGCTCGGTCGTGCGGTGCTGTCGTGGGCGCAGCAGATGGAGAAGGAAGGACGGCCTGGCTTCAAGGGCGCGACGCGGATGATCCGCCAAGACGTGGAGGCGGCGTTCAAGACCATGGGCGAGCAGGTGCGCGTGACCAATCGAGGCATCTTCACCGGCAGCCAGAAGGAGTGGAACGCGATCCGGGTTGCCATCTCTAACCCTGCTGAGCGCGCGCGGCAGGCGGTCGTAGCGGCGTTCACGGCGATCCAGGTCAAGGCGGTCGGCAGTTTGCAGGCGATGGGTTTCACTGCCGCGCAGGCTCGACGCTTGGTTGCTGGGATGGAACGCACAGGCGTCACGCCGACTTCTCCGACTGCACCCGGCCCTGCTTCGGGGTTGGTGCGCGGGCCTGACCCGCTGGAAGGTGGGCGCGGTCGCGCTTCCGGCGGACGAATCTGGGCACCCGGCTACGGCATGGGCGACAGCGTCGCGCTCGGCAACGGCCAACTCGGTGCCAAGGGCGAACTCGTTGTCAACCGACACACCGAGCGCAAGGTCAACTACCTGCTCGGCGGACGCACGACACTCGGCGGGCTGGTCGCCAACGAGGGGCGAGCGCACGGGTCGTTCGCACGTGGCGGGCGCGGCCAGGCGTTTGGGCTCCAGCCCGGCATCAGCGCCATAGCGTCCGAAGTGACCGGCCGGTTCCCCGGCCTGTACATCTCCTCCGGTGCGCGACCGCAGGGTCGCCCAAGCTCCTACCACTATTCCGGGATGGCGGTCGATCTCGCCGGTTCGAGCACGGTAATGAGCGCAGCCGCGCGCTGGGTCGGCGCGAACATCGGCCGCTCGCTACTGGAGGGCATCCACAACCCGAACCTGTCGATCAAGAACGGCGCGGCCGTCGCCCCGAGCTTTTGGGGAGCTAAGACCTGGGCGGGGCACCGAGACCACATCCACCTCGCAGCAGGAGGTCTAGGCGCGCGCGGCGGCGTAGCGGGGATGCCGGGCGGGATCGGACAGATCACCCTCAGCCAGCTTTATCCCGGCCCGAGCGGTCTGCGAGGCGTGCCGGGCGTGCTCGCAGACCAGGCGGGGCTCCTGATGGCGACTGGCGCGACCGCAAGGCTCAATCAGATGCTCGGCGGGATGACCGGGATGGGCACCCCCACCGCAGCGGACTGGTACAAGCAGGGTGCCGACTTCGTCGCGCGTAAACCCATGCTGATCGGTGTCGGGGACACCGAGGAGCGAGTGCAGATCACGCCGACACACAGGCGCACGCGCGACGGCCGACCCATCGTCTTGCAGGTGAACATCGACAAGATCGAGAACCACCGAGACGGCGACATTCGGAAGATCGTTCATCACGAGTTCGACCTGCTCGCGGACGAACTCGGGCTGACGATGTTCGTTGGGGACGAGGAGACGATCCGGTAGTGCCGCAGCCAGTACCACACGTCAATGGCGACGACGACCGAGGGCTGCCGCCGCTGCCTGTCTCTCCGGCTGTGCCGGTGCTCGAACCGACCGTTGCACACACCGATGCCGAAGGGCGCGGACTGATCGTGCGGTTGGAGCGACGACAAGGTCTGACCGACCCGACGGTGCTCGGGCGTCCGTTTGTGTTCCAGGTGCCGCCGCTCGACTCACTGCCGATCAACCGTTCGTTCCCCCATACCGACTACGACACCGTCAATGCCGACCAGCGCTCCAGGCCGGGCTCCGCGCAACTCAAG